CGATGGCGATTACTTCCCTTGGGAAAAGACCGATCTGGCGGCGGATTTACAGGCTGCGCTCGCCTGAGATCCTGTCGAGACGACCTGTCACTTATCGAGTGCGGCCGGCGGGCGTTCCGCCGGCCGCCTTTACATCGGCTCAGGCGGGATGAAGCGGGGGCGATCGAAAGGCGGTTTAGGCCGAAGTGTCTTGGTAGCTCGCTCACCGTTCGCGATTTGTTCTTGACTTTTTGATTTTTGGCCAGTATAGACATTTTACCGGTCAGCCACGGATTGATTACCGGACGCCGGCGACTGGAGCTACGATCGAGCCGGCCCGTCGTGCTTGGTGGAAGCGAGCCCTTGTAGTGGCTGCTGATCACCCGCTCCGGCGCCTACCTTCCGGGGCGCGCTGGTCGAGCAGGCGAATTCACCAAGTATATCGCCAATGCGGCCCGGTGCCGCTGCGAGCGCGAGGTAATCGTCGACAGGATCAACCGCGCAGCACTGCCAGGCAGGACCAATTCGGGCCCGCCTGTGGCCTACGCTAGTATTCGCTAGGCCCTGCGCTCGCCGGGACTTCACCAACTACAATGGAGCCGTAATGGCTACTACAACTGAAGCTGACGTCGCGGCGACGCCCGAATGGGCCGACGCGACGGTGGGCAACGCGTCGCTCGCGAATGCAGACGTGGTAATTCAAAACGTCGGCCGCGATGTGGTGGACGTCGTATTCGGCGGCACTTCGGTGCCCAACGACAAGTCCGGCACCAGCCTAGGCCCCCGTAACAGCGTCTTCGGCAATGCTGCGAACATCTGGATCCGTGGCGGCGGCAAGGTATCGGTCGCGGTGGTGACTCAGGTGCCAAATGGCGACACCGAAGGACCTTCTAGCGGAGCAATCTTCCGCGCAATGCATTTGAGCGATGACTTCAGTCGTAACGATACCGCTCCAGGCGATCTTGGCGCTGCTCCAACCGGAGGGATCTACGATCTTCGCGGGCCGGATGCGACCGCGCCCGCCACCACGACCCGCATTTGGAACAACAGATGGGTCAGCGAGCCCGGAGATGTCGTCTATGCTGTTCAGGACTGCGGCGGCCCCATCAACTGCATTGGAGCGCGAATTGGCTGGTCCGCTGGGAACGGTGGAACAAGCGCAGGTACCTTCGCGTTCCTGACTTCTACCTCCGCTGACGGAGCCACCATACGCGCGAATTGCTCGCTTCATGCCACCGTCACTCGCAAAGCCTTGGCGATTCAGTATATCCAGAACCAAGGCATTGTGACGCTGGCGCCGGTGCCCTTCGTCAGCGAACTTCCGCTCGAAACTGACATCATCTGCGAGTTCCAGATCGACGGCATCCAGATTCACTACTCGGTTGCCGGCTACACCGGCAGCATCACGGCCCCGATTATCTCTGATATCGGTCTAGGGCAGTACGCGGTATTCGAGCACTACTACCTGAATTCGGCGGTCGCCGACGTCGTGCATGCCAAGGCCCTATGGGCTGGCACGGCTCCGCTTCGTGGTCGCATGTCGCTTCTTGACACGTGCCTCGCTGCGTACAGGTTCGAGGACACCAACTGGCGCGATAGCTCAGGGCAAGGGCACACGCTGACCCCGGCTACTACTACCGGCAGCATCGGTACGACAGCGGGCAAGAACGGCAATGCGGCCCTTCTCGTCCGCGCGAATCAGCAGTATTTCACTCATCCCGACCATCCAGATCTCCGCATCGGTGAGCAGCGTGAGAGCTACTTCTCGTTCTGGTGGAAGCCCACGAGCGTCGGCGAAATCCAATCGCTACTGAACAAAGGCGCAGGGGCAGCACTTGAATACGACGTATTCATGGCGGCCGACGGGCGGATCAATTTTTTTGTCTCCCCTGCAGGGACCGCCACAGGCTCTGTCACAGCCATTAGCACCACCGTCTGCGCACCTGGGACGTGGTATTTCGTTGAATGCTACATCGATCCCCGAGCAAGCTATGGCCCGGTGCCCGGCAAGATTGGAATTGCTGTATCGCCCGCCGGCGCCGCGCTGGGGTCTTTCGCCACTCAGTTCATCATGGGCGTGTTCTCTGGCAGGAGCGGCGTGCGCATTGGGTATGCGAGCCGGCTTGGAGGGACATATGCTGATGGCGCAATCGATGACCTGAGTTTCTTCTCAACGCCTCCGGGACACGGGGGTATCCCGTCACCCCGCCAGCGCCTGCGCCTCTATAATGACGGCGTGGGGCTCCAGTGGCCATTCTAGCGCGAATGTGGCCGCGCAACCGCTTCTGCCTGCCCCAGACCCAAGGTGGGAAAACCCCGCTAGAATATGTGAAAGCCCCGCCTGCTGGCCACGAAACATCGCTCCCTGCTGGTGGAGCAGATCAATCGGGGTTGCGGGGCGAGCCTGACGAACCTTCCAATCTATGATGATGATAATGATGCCGCCGGGCCCCGGTGGGCTGACAACGGGTTAACACTGACGGACCCAGCCGCGGCAGTGATGGTCAAGCTCAGGGAGACACCGACGCTCAGATCACTCAATCCGCGCAATCTCCTTGAACAGCAGGCGCCGGGCGATAACCCAACTGCATGGGGCGACAGAACGATCACATGATCGAGATGGTCATGAGGCGCTGAAGGTGCGCGGCCGCCGCCATGTCCCGCTCCCGAGAACTCAGGGATGTGGACAGCGAGCCAGAATGCTCATTTGACTTTAGTACCCTAACGGCGACTGGCTTCTGAAGCAAGTGTTGCGCCATAATAGAGCCTAAGACTTTATTCCCAGCAGCAGATGGGTGGATTTCGTCACGATAGCCGGACCGGCGCCAACCTGTCACAGTATCGATGCAGTAGAGCGTAACTCCAGGCATCGTTCGCAGGGCATCCGGCGTCCATTGGCATCCCTGATCCAACTGGTCCACAGTCGGGTACAGGAAAATGTCGACGGGCTGCTTTCGTGCGAATGCGGATAGCATCTCAATCGGGTCCTTCGCAGCCACCTCAAATTCCGGCGGCGGCGCGCCGGCGGTCGGACGGATCACGTAGCGGTTCAAGACATAGCTCAAAGCTGGGAATGGCGCATTGCGGGGGTGCGTCAAATCTGAGCTGAACGAGGAGGGCTTGCTGAAGTCCATGCTGTTTAGCACCAACGCGACGCGATCGACTCGGGAAACCACCTGCGGGTGATCGGCCAAATAGGTCAGTTGGTTCTGCAGCCCCCAACTGCCAGCGCTGATGGGCCAAACTATCCACCCGGTGCCGCGAGCGACTGCTGGCCCTAAGCGTTCTGACTGGTCCAGCGGATTGCCGCCGCCGACTATGCTGTCTCCGACAAGCAGAAGATCGACGTTAGGTCCGGCACGGAATGGTTCCGCCGTTCCCATACTGAGTTCGTTGAACGCCCAGCTGTTGCGCCAAAGGAAGCGGCCAGATTGGTTGGGTTTAGGAATGTAGCCGATACGATCGTCCACTTTATACGTTGGAAAGTCATTGATCCGGCTGAGGTGGACGCCGGTTTCCCCGAAAATCAGCGCGCCCGCCGCCGCGAGCGCGAGCTTGAACCAACGCATAAGTGATGTCCCCCCTATTCGGGCCTTATCAGGACTAGGTTGGAGGCTCAATTCATGATCGCGCAAATCAAAGCGCCGCCTGCCGCCCGCGACTTGGCTCGCCGTGCTGGTGGAGCAGATCAACCGGGCGATCTGATCGGCGGCGCTCACGAACTTTCGATTCATGCCGCCGATGTCGCTGCTATGACCGGCGGGCTCACCGCAGGCCCGTTCTAAAAGAACTCCACCGGCGTGATGATGGTCAAGCTCTAAGGATCAACGGCGCCATGTTCTTACGAATTACGCAATCGCCTAACACAGCAAGCTCCGGCGAGAACAACATCACCTACAGTGCCCGCCTGAAGGGCCTTATGATTCTTATGGTCGACTACACCCAGGCGGGGCCCGTAAGCTGGTGGGGTCTATTCCGACTTTACGTCATACGGCAAGATCGGATGGCCCTAGACTGCTGGAGGCACCGAGCGCGAACGTTAGCCCTTGGAGGCACGCTCACTCTGGAATGCTTCGACGGGCCGAAATGGCCCGTAACCAATCGGCCGGGATCATTCGCTTAGCCGCTTCGAAGGCCGCCGTCAGACCGTTCCGAAGTGCTCGTTGAAGGGGTTTTTCGAGCATGGTAGCGACCACAAAGCTAGCAATAGTGGCCGCGGCTATGGCGATACCGAGGGAGACCAAGTCAGGCAAGCCGTTGGTAATCTTGAGGATGGCTGCTCCTGAAACGTCATGAAGTAGATAGAGCGGATAAGTGGCGAGGCCGAGTAGGCGAACTTTGCCGCCGTGACGCCCGACGAGGGAGGCGCAACCCTCGCGCCAATGGTCAGACGCCCATATGGCACCAACCCCCAGCAGCCAGACACTGATGGGCACAAGCGAGCTAAATCCTGATGCGCCTCGGGATGAGATGGAGTGTATGGCAGCGATACCGGCGAGAAGGGAAGCGGCCGCGATCAGCTTAATCGACCCCCTGATTGAGGCCCGAAGACACAGAAGGCCCCCTAGCGCGAAAAAGCAGCCGTGAGGAATTAGCAGGAGTTCGGCATAGCGCGACAAAAGTAGGCGCGGGACAGCGAAGCCAGCAGCGTAGGCGCCCCAGAGAATGATACTTGGAACTCCGATGGCGGCAAGCAACCAAGGCAGGTGCTTCTGGTGGGAGAACGCAAGTAGAAGCCACACCAACCCATAGAAGGCCACCTCAACGCCGAGGGTCCAGTAGACGCCATCTACCCAAGGCCCAAGGGGAAACAGGGTCATTGAGGCTCCATACCGGCGGGCCAGTTGATCGGTATGTCCCAACAAAAGCAGGACCACCAGAGTAATCGTCGCGGATATCCAGACAGCAGGATAGAGGCGCACTGCGCGACCTATCGCGAATTCCTTCGCTGATCGTCCTTGTGCTGACCGTGTTATGACGAAACCTGAGATCACGAAGAATATCTCGACACCGACCCAGCCCCACCACGCACTTGCGGAAAGTGTGGGAAGGTAAATGGAGCCGTCAGCAATCCGGCCCGGGCTGCTGTCAGGGTCGAACCAGCTAAAGTAGGCCAGGTGAAACCACATCACCATCGCCGCGGCGGCAAAGCGCACAAGGTCGAGTCCGTGAATTGATCGGTTTTCCATACCGCTTCTTACCTTGCGGTTTCGAAAGGGCTAGCTTGTGATCGAACAAATCAAAGCCCCGCCGGCTGCCCGTGAAGCCTGGCTCCCCATGCTGGTGGAGCAGATCAACCGGGTCCTGCGGCGCACAAGCCTCACCAATCTTCCGACCTATGATGGTGACGCCGCCGCCGGCGCCGGTGGGCTGGTGACAGGTCAATTCTACAAGACCCCTGCCGGCGCAGTGATGGTCAAGCTCTAGGGAACAGCGATGCCAAGCTCATACACTCCGCGCAATCGTCTCGAACAGCAGGCGCCGGGCGAGAACAACAACACGTGGGGCGCGCGCCTGAACGACAACATGATCGCGATGGTCGATGAGGCGCTGGACGGGTGGGCGGCTTTTACCCTCTCCGGCTCCAAGGAGCTAAGCGCAGCGGACGGTGACCCCGACGAAGCGCGGAAGCGGGTGATCCACATCACCGGGGGCAGCGGCGGGACCGTTACGCTGCCGGCAGTGCAGAAAGCCTATCTGGTCAAGAACGATGCCACGGGCACTGTGACGTTCACTCTCGGAACCGGCGTTGCCGTGGCTGTGCTTACGGGCGTCACCCAGTGGGTCTTCACGAATGGCACCAATGTGTTCGCGGTGGCCGTCTATGACCCTGCAGCCCACTACTCCGCGGACCAGGTGGATACGTTTCTCGAAGCCAAGGCCGACCTCGCCAACGGCAACCAGTTTTCTGGGCGGCAGCGCGTTGTCGTCGTCACGCTGACAGATGCCGCTACGGTGACGCCGAACCTGGCAGACGGAAATGCCTTCTCGCTGACGATGACTGCGAACAGGGCGCTGGCCAACCCGACTGGCATGGCTGACGCGGTTGGACAGGAAGTGCTGATCGTCTTTCGCGGCGCCTTTCAGGCCACATTCGGGACCTACTACAAGTTCCCGCGTGGGATCGCTCCGACCTTCTCCGGCGCGCTGAACGCCATTGGCGGCACGGTCATTTCCGAAACCGAGATCCTGGTGCACGGGGCGGTGGGTTACGCCTGATGTTCAGTGTCAGCCCCTTGATGGCCGAAACGAGGCTCCCGCTGACGGCCAACGTAAGCCCCGCGAGCGCGAATATCTCCGCCGCTGGCGCTAACCTAACGACGACAGATGTCACCTGCACCGCGCTGGGCGGCTATGCAGCGTACACGTATTCATGGTCACGGGTGACCGGCAGCACGGCGGTTTCAGCGACAGCACCGAGCGCAGCCACGACAGCGTTCAGCACCAGCGGCCTCACGATCGGTCAGACCAGAAACGCCGTCTTTGCCTGCACAGTGACTGATGCTGCGGGGCAGACAGTCCAGAGCTCCAACCTCTCGGTCGCGATCCACCGGATCGGCTTCACCGCAACCGCCCTGCCTGCGACGTTATCGCTCAACACTGGCTCCTCTTCTGTGGGTCGGAGTGCGAACGCGACCTGCACGTTCGTCAATGGTCCCGGCGGTCCGTACTTCTACCAGTGGGCCCAACTCTCCGGCGACCTGATGGGTATCGACGACGTGAACTTGCCGACCACAAACTTCACCGTCAGCGGTTTGGCTGCCGGACAAACCAAAACTGCCAACATCGTATGCGAGGTGATCTCCGAAGGGGGTAACGCGACCTCCAACACAGTGACCGTGACCTTCACGAGGAACCCATGAGGATCCCGCTCGACCTCCGGCCGGGCATTGCCTCGGACGATACTGCCCATGCCGGGCCCTGGCGCTGGGCTGACGGGTCAAATATCCGGTTCACGCCCAAACCCGAAACCATTGGCGGATGGGTGGATGCGTTCAGCGGGGACACCCTCTCCGGGGTCTGCCGCAATGCCGTCGCGTGGAGTACGGGCACCGGGACCACGCTGATCACTTTCGGAACGCATACGCACCTGATGGCGCTCTCCAGCGGCGCGCTGGTGGACATCACGCCTGCGGATCTACCCCCGGGCTCGGCGGACAGCACCGGTGGGGCGGCAGGTTATGGAACGGGTACCTACGGCGAAGGTACCTATGGCAGCCCGGCATCGGTCTATTTCGCGCGAACCTGGAGCCTGGACACTTACGGCAGTTGGTTGATCGCCAACCCACGCGGCGGGCCGATCTACTCGTGGGATGGCACCGGCCTGGCTGAAGCAGTCGCTAATGCGCCGTCCAATGTCACATGTTCTCTCGTGACCCCGGAACGGCAGGTTCTCGCGTTCGGCTGTAACGAGGAACTGTCGGGCGACTACAACCCGATGTGTATCCGCGGTTCGGACATCGAGGACATCACGACCTGGGCCACCGCTCCCAACAACAACGCCTTCGAGCACATCCTCGAGGGCGGCGGGCGGATTGTGCGGGCTTTCATGCTCGGCTCGCAGGTGGCGGTTTGGACCGATAACGCGGTGCATCTGGGCACGTTCGTCGGCGCTGCCGGGCAGGCTTATCGCTTCGACCTGATCGCGAGCGGGTGTGGACTGGCGGGTCCGAACGCCGTGCTGGTGGTCAACCAGACCGCCTACTGGATTACCTCCGACTTCCAGATCTACGCCTGGCAGATCGGCGCGCCTCCGATGCCGCTGCCGTGCCCGATCCATGCCGACTTCAAGAACAACATGGTTGCGGGGCAGGTGGACAAGGTGATCGCCTGTTCGATCAACGCCTTTTCCGAAGTGTGGTTCTTCTATCCCGATGGCCGCGATGGGATCGAGAACACCCGATATATCGCGGTGTCGCTGGCTCAACAGGGCCTGCCGTGGTTCCGCGGCGAGCTTTCCAGAACGGCCGCGATCGACAGCGGCCCGGCCCCTTACCCGCTGTTCGTGGACGCACAGGGCCGCGGATACTGGCACGAGAACGGCAACACGGCCGCGGGCAACCCATTCCAGGCCTACATCACGACCTCCGACATGTATCTCGACGAAGCCGAGCGCCGGGTTCTGGTGCGGGGGATTTGGCCTGATTTCGTGGGGCAAACGGGCGAAGTCAGGCTGGCGATCGACTTCAAGGACTACCCGCAGTCGGCGGCGCGAGCAAAGGGTCCGTATACCCTGTCGGTCGGACGCGCGAAGAAGGACTTCCTGGCGGAGGGGCGGATTGCCGCAGTGACGTTCGGGAGCCTTGCCGCACCGTCATTCTGGCGGCTGGGCAAGCCATCGTTCGACGTAGCGACGACTGGGCAGCGGTGACCTCGCAGGAACGTTACGCGCACTTCCGCCCCGCATTTGCCGAAGCGCTCGATCCCCGGCTCTACAACATCGAACACCTTGACCGCATTCTGCAAGAGCGGTGGGCAACGATCTTCTTCTCCGCGAACGGAGCCATCGTGGCGGGGATCAAGACCTTTCCGACGGGAGCCCGGGCGTTGGAAATCGTCATCGCCACGGGCCCGCAAGCCGAACTGGTCGATGAGCTTTACCCGCAAGTGGAAACGTGGGGCCGGCAGCACGGCTGCAGCATCGCGATCATCGAAAGCAGGCCCGGATGGGCCAAGGTGATGAAGCGCCAATGTTTCGAGACTTTCCAGGTCTCTATCATCAAGGAACTATAGCGATGGGCCTCAGCTCAAAGAAGACCAAGACCACGTCGAACCAGACGGCGACCACCACGCCGAACACGCCCGCCTATGTGCAGGGCCCGGCGCAGGACTATTACAAGCAGGTCGGACAACTGGGCAGCAACCTGCTGAACAACATCGACCAGTATAAGACCCCGACCAACGCCGTGCAGCAGGCGGCGGCGCAGAACGCGCAAAACCTGGGCGGCTACCAAGAGGGGCTGACGCAATCGAGCAAGATGGCGACCGGTATGGCTGGACAGCAGGCCGCACAGGCGCAACTGCATCAGGCGCAGGCGGCCCAGCTTGGCAAGGCCCAGGCCGTGCACCTTGGCGGCTACAATGCAGCGCAGGCTGGCCCGGTCACTTTCGACAGTCCCGTCGCACAGGCTGAGGCCCAGTCGCTGCTGACCAACTTCGCTGACTACCAGAACCCAGCCAAGCAGCAGCTGGCCGATGCCACCTTGGCGCAGTATGACGACCAGACCGGACGACAGGCTGCGCAGATGCAGGCGGCGGCCGCCAAGAACAAGGCGTTCGGTGGATCGCGCTACGGCTTTGCTGAAGCGCAGTTCCAGGCCAACACGGGCCGCAACCGGGCCCTCACCGATGCCCAGCTTCGCGACGATGCCTTCACTCAGGCAGTGGCCATGGCGCAGTACGATACCGGCAACCGTCAGCAGGCAAGCCTGTTCAACACCGGGGCGCAGAACGATCGCACGGCCCTTGGCGCGCAGCTGGCCACGCAGAACAATCAGTTCAACACCGGGCAAATCAACGACGCTAGCCGGTTCACCGCGGACGCGAAGAACACAGGATCGCTGTTCAACGCGAGCGCGCAGAACGACTTCACCAAGACGCAGGCCGGCTTCAACCAGCAGGCCAATCTGACGAATGCGCAGTTTGGCAACCAGAACAGCCAGTTCAACGCCGGTATGCGGGCTGAACAGCAGGGTCGCCAGCTACAGGCAGCCGGGCTTGTCGGACAGAACGCGCAGTCGGCGGGAGGCCTCACGCAGGGTGATGCAGCCCTGCAAATGAATATCGGCAACTCGCTCTGGAACCAGCAACAGGCGAATAACATGCTGCCGTTCCAGGCTCTCGGCGCGCAGGCAGGGCTGCTGAACCCGGCACTAATTGGTCAGCTATCGGGGCAGACCGTCACCGCGAACGGGACGAGCACCACGAAGAGCACGCCATCGCTGTTCGACATGGCACTCAGGGCAGCGACCGCACTGGCGTGATCCCAGGATTCTCCAAAGGAGTAGAGACATGAGCCTGTTCGGTAGACTGAAACGGGCGCGAACGAACGCACCGTTCGCGGCACCATTGCTATCCGGCATGCCGCCACCGGCGCGCCCTCGCATACCGGTTCCTACGAAGTCGCGAACGGCTGAGACTTCCCGAAGCCGCCGCTCATGGGACGAACTGGACGCCGAGGGCCAAGCCGCTTTCCAGCGCTGGCTGGCGGGCGAACATCGCCCGGGCCAGGACGCGGAAGACCAGCCGTGACCCAGGGTGAACGCCTGACCCGCATCGAGACGCTACTCGAGCGGATCGAGGCGAAGATCGACCGGATCGATACCGACCAGCGCAAGGACATCACAGACCTCGCCAGGCTGAAGAGCAGCGGCGGGGGCCTGCTAGCTGGGGTTGCCCTGGCGGCCGGCGGCGTCGGCGCGGTTCTGCGGAACTGGGTGAGCTGAGCTCCCACCCCAAAGCAAACGACCAGCCTGACAACAGGGGACAATGCGATGACTGAAATCCATCAATGGTGGAGGCTCTGGAGCGTGCGCCTGGCCGCCGTGGCCGGCGCCGTGAGCGCGGCGCTGACGGCCGAACCGGCCATCCTGCTGGGCCTGATCAACATGCTGCCGCAGGGGCCGCTGCGCTGGGTGGTGGCGGCAAGCGTCGGGATCCTGGTGTTCGCGGTGCCGACCATCGCGCGGATCAAGGCCCAGCCGAAGCTGCGGGCCAAAGGGCGAGCCGCGGGCGGACGGGGGCGCTGATGGAGACCCGTACCGGCAAGGGCCGGGCGGGACTGATCGCCGTTGCCGGCGCCTGCGCCGCGGCGATCATGACCCCGCTGGTGGCGGGCTGGGAAGGCAAGCGCAACGATCCCTACCTGGACATCGTGGCGGTCCAGACCGTCTGCTACGGCGAAACGCGCGTGCCGATGCGCCGCTACAGCGATGCCGAGTGCGAGGACATGCTGGCGGATGCGCTGGGTGAGTTCGCGGCAGAGGTGCTGGCGCGCAATCCGGAGCTGCGCCAGCGGCCCCACGTGCTGGCGGCCGCAACCTCGCTGGCCTACAACATCGGCTCGGCCGGTTATCGCCGGTCGAGCGCTGCACGACACTTTTCGGCGGACCGTTGGCGGGCCGGATGCGATGCCATCCTGCTGTGGAGGCGGGCTGGAGGCAAAGTGATCCGCGGCCTGGTCAAGCGTCGCCGGGCCGAGCGGGCCATCTGCCTGGAAGGCCTGTAGTGAGCTGGCCGCCGCCGGGATTGCCGAGGGTGCTGGTGCCGCTGTCGCTGGCGGTGACCGTCGCTCTTGCTGCGGGAGCGCTGTGGCAGGCATTCGATCGGCTGAACGACCGGGCAGCGGTAGCGCGGCACGAAACGGTCAACACAGCCAGCGTGCGCGAAGCCGAACTGACCGCCGAGCGCGAAGCCAACCGCCACGAGAAAATCCGCCGGGAAACGCGCGAGGCGCAAATCGAGGCGCTGCGGCGTGCAAGAGAGGACGCGATCGATGAATCACCGAGCCCTGTCGTGGCTGGCCCTGCCGTTCGCGCTGTGCTGCGCGAGCTGCGGAGCCAGGCCGATCAGGATCGCAGCGCCGCCCGCTGAGCGCTTTGCCCCGGTGCCGGAGCCCCTGGTTCCGGTGGGTGACAGCGATGCCGAAGTGGCGGGCTACCTGATCGACCTGACCAGCGCCCTACGGCAGGCGAACGACCGACTGCTGTGGCTGCGCGACTGGCGCGAAAGCAGCGGCGCCGGAGGACGCTAGCCCGACTACCGCCGGCTCATTTCCTTGGGCGGTTATCGGGGGGATACCGCGGATGGTCATCGCGTTCTGTTGTGATGCGAGCCCCTTCACATCCCGGATCACAGTCACCGACCCCGGCTTTGCCGGGCCATCGCTTTTTACCTTCATGGCAGACGATGGTGTTCTCCCTGCT